AACTATACGCAAATGTCAGGACTACCAGTCTACAATGAGCGTACAGCCATGATGCAACTAGCGTACAATAAGCGTACAATAGCCGGATTAACACGTACATCCAGCGTACAAGCAGCCTACAAACAGCGTACAATAGGCTAACAAGTAACATTTGATGCAACTAGCACAGTACAATGATGCAACAAGTAACATTTGATGCAATATAATGCAATATGATGCAATTCCCAGGATGGCGTGTGACAGGAATAGGTAGCGCAACGAACACTACCCAGCCGGTTTCTGGGACGCTGGCGCATGATGCAGTGAAGCACAGGTGAAGCACGGGTGAACAGGGGCCCCTATTTCGTTCGGGCGACTGACAACGGTGAGCACCAGGCATGGGTAACCCTTCCCGCGCCACAGCCAAAAATCCACATTTGTACCTACTATATACCGTATACTATACCCGTTGCCACAGCCCTAAATCCGCACTTGTACTCGCTTTGTTCCCTGTCTGCACACAACTAGCACTAAGCTGTACCCGACTAATCCGCTACTTGTGAACGAATGCACACCCCACCCCCCCCACACACTTGCTTACGCTTGCGGTACACGCGGACCTACCCACTCGTACACCCTTGCGCCTACTTGCCTGTGCTTGCGTGCCTGCTCGCCCGCCCACTCACCCGTACATGATGTATATATCTCTGCACGCGACGGTGCCCTTATCCCGCCTGCCCGCCTGGAATAATTAGGCGTAGAAGGGGTTGTTCCGGGCGTATTCTTGCAACGGATAGTTTGCACAAGGTGAGGGGTGAAACTAGCTGATTAAGGGCAAAAAAATACCGTGTTAGCAATTAGTATCTCGCTAACACGGTATCTTGTGTGCGGTATGTATCCTAAACAGCGGACATTCTGCACATACGCTAGCTTCTTACAGTCTACTTCTTGCGCCGCGTATGAAAGCGTTGTTTATCGCATCTCCTAACTTTCTGCGTTCCGCAAGTAGCGCTTCCAGGTAGACTAATGTCTCCTCGGCCGCTTCGATGGCTTCCCTTAGCCGGTCAAGATCACTAGCCTCTACCTTTACCCGCTTATCTTCTAGCTTGATCCTGCCAGTCTTGAGGACGCGCAAGATCGTACCCCGGTCGTAGCGGGTTCTGATAATGCACAGACCCGTCTCGTCGTCGGCGTATTCAACGTTGTCAAGTATCTTGCCCGTATCCAGGTCACGCACTTGCCAGTCACCAAAGTCTTCGTCCCTGATGCTTTTGATTGTCATTGCACTCTCCTGTAGATGTAGATTATTGGAAAACCACGAAACGGAAAACTGCTGTGCTTAAAGACAAATTCGCTGTTTTGTATCTTGGGCGTGTAAGTGCTGCCTATAGTAGCGTCACCAAAACAGTCGTCATAGAAGCAAGCTTCACCAACATCGCATGATTGCCAGTAACTCACTAAGCAGTAACCATCAAGCACCAGTTTGTTATCCTTCTTCTTAATCGGGTACAGGCAAGTAGTATACGGCACGCCGTCGCGCATGATCTTGTCCATCGCCGTCCTGGCCCTGCGCTTTAGGTCTTCTTTGGCTAACTCAAGCTGCCAGTCTTGCCAGAAGTCGTTGAAAGCGACCGAAATCGTGAACACTCCTGTCTCTATGTCATCCATGTCCTATCTCCTTTCATGTTTGTGCGAACCACTAGATGAGATGCGAAGGCACGAAAAAAACGACCTACAGCAACTTTTTCGTCACTTGTATACCACTAGACGCCTTTTTAGTGCCTCCTAAAGCCTGCTTCTTCTAGCCACGACGGCATTCTATTGATGAGCATCGTCGGGCCAGTCCTTTCGCCTTGTGCGATACATCGCAACGCGTCGGTCATATGGTTATCTCCTGATGCCGACTGGAAGACTACTGTCCTTGATCCCTTCTCTAGGGCCACGGTGCCCCTGAGCTCCTCAATCAATTCTGTGTCCATGAGTGAAAGCACTAGCCCCCACTCGTCGTCTCCTAGCTTCTTGCCTTGCAGGAACTTGCCGCCAGCTTGTAGGGCGTGGACCAGATCGCCCGTCAGTAACTCCTTGGCCTGCACCCTGATTGGTGCCAGGTCGCCGTCCCAGGTGCCGTCGGGCTTGCGCTTGCCTAAGACTAGATCAGTCAGGGCGCAAGTTTCGCAAGTGTAGTAGTCCAGGTTGGGGTCAGGGTCAGGACTGACTACTTGCTTGCACTTCCTGTGGACTAGCACCCTTTCATCGTCCATGAATGTCTCAAAGCTAGCGGCCCTCACCCGGTTTTCGTAATTCAGGTGGGCATAGTCAGGATGCTTTGCCAGGGTATCGTAGAGGCCCCTGCCCTGCCCGTGGATGTCCAGGACAATCCTGGAGGCCAGGACCGGGAATAGTTGGTCACAGATCGCCGTCAATCTGGCTGCGTCGTGTGTGTCCAGCTTCCAGGCCTCGATCCTGGTATGCTCGTACCAGATGCCCTCTAGCTTGTAAGCCAGGATCATCTCTAGGGGCGAGGGGCTGTGGCCATAGTCACAAAAGATACCCCATTCATCGCTGTCTATGTTGCTGAAACCCAAAGAGGAAATGATGTCAATGGCCGCACCAGAGGCGATATCTGACGGCTGCAAGTTGACAAGCTGGAACGGTGTGGGCGCTGTAGCAATGACAGGGAAAGCTGTCCTGCCGCCTTCGCTATCCAGGCCCAAGACCTGCGTCAAGGTTTCCTCACTGTCCCAGCTTTCGCCTACCTGTCGCTTGAACTCACTCTGGCTGTGGTAGAGCGGGTTAGCCCGCATATCGTAAACAGGGAATTGCCAGGAACCATCGTCGGGCTGAGCGTGGATTGACCAATCACCCTTCTTGCCCGCTTTCTTTAGCGCTCTTTCCCTGGTAGTGATTTCTTTGAATGGGCCAGTCTCGCCTGCCCTTGGTACGCCGCCCCAGACTTCTAAGCAGCCAGGAAGCCTGACGGCGAGCCTTTCACGCCAGGGGCCGTGTCTTGAGTAGGCCGCTTCGTCACCAATCATGTACTCAACGGCCAGGCCGATCATGCTTTGACCAGCCCTATCTTCGCGCATACCCTCGATGCGATGATACCAGACCATGCCAGTCTTCCAGCGCCAGATGCCGTCAGCCTTATTGGACCCCTGGTGCATCATCTTGAGCATGGGGCTGGTCCAGATCATCTGATCCAGCCTGCCCTCAACGGGTGCCAGGTGGTTCTGGTTGGGCGTGTGCAAGAGGCCGTTAGTCTCACGTCCATATGGGTTGATGACGGACCACCATGCCCAACGAAGCTCAATGCCGAACGTAGTTTTAGCGGTCTTGCGGCTAGTCCTAAAGATGATCGCATTGGACCCTTTGGCCTGTTTGGGTCTACGCCAGCGTAGGAGAGCGTAGGTCGCGCCGTCGTAGATCATCAAACGCTGCTCATGGGTAAGCACAGTCATTCCCTGAAAGTGCTCAGGCAGGTCGATGCGCGTGTACGGTATGACTAGCCGCTGGCGCATGATGCCACGGGCAAAGCCGCCAGGGTCGCACATCATTGTGATCCCGGCTTTGATTTCTTCTTCCGAGAAGGTGCGCTTAATCTTGAGGGCCATTAGCCTTACCGTGTGACGTAGCTAACATTACCCCACCAGCCATCCTTGCAGTAGTAGACGCGCACCTCGCCGCTGCCCATGTGCTCCGCGCGTTGGCAGACGTAGGCCGCGCCGTCATAGCTCACCTCGAACTCCGGGGAGTTGGGGACGAAGCCATCGGCGAAGATGCGCCGTTGCAGCGCGGCGTTGGGGTTGAACTGGATCACCTGCGCAGCGTCGGCCGCGTGCAGCACCAGATCGTGCAGGCTGTAGGGGGTGTTCAGCGCGGGGAGCAATGCCCGCAGGTAGCGGCCGGGGCATTCGGTGCTGTTGCCCGGCACGTCGCCGTGAGCGACAACGGGCAGCGCAGACCTCCAACGGCGCACGGTGGCGACAACGCGCCGCAGGGCGTCCTGTTCGGCGTCGCTCGGCCGGTCGGTGTCGAACTTCCCTGCAACACACACGGCCAGGCCGTGGTCGTTGCCAACGGTGTGCGCGTGGTAGCTGCGCACGGACGGCTCGTTCAGCAGGCTGACCACGGCCCGCGATCCGTAGTGCCGAATGCCAATATGGTAGCCGATCCCCGGCCAGCCGTTGTTGCTCACGTGGTACTGCGCCACGGCCTGCCAGGTTACGGAATTACTGGCCTCGGTGTGGTGGAGCACCACCCGGTCGATGTCGCTCAGCGGGCGGGTGTCGTAGCGCAGCGTGGCGTGACGCGGTAGCAAGCCGGACAAATCCTCGAACTGCTCGCCGAACTCGGTAGCCAGCAGACTACTGAGCGACGCGCCGGAATACGGCCCGCCGCTGGCCGCGATGTGTGCGTTGATCATGTCGTTCATCTCCCTATCTACCTCGAAGTCCTCCCAGCCCATCGGGCCGGCTGTGAAGACGGTTGCGGCCAGGACGCTGGGATCGTTGGCAAGCTCGGCGTCGAATATAGCCAACTGCGCCATGTAGTGCGCTCGATCCCGACAAAACGTCTTCCATCCTCGCTTGGGACGGCCAACCACGCCGCCGTCCACGCCGCATTCGGTGATCAGCAAAGGGGGTAGGACAATGCCAGCCTCGGCCGCGTAGCGTTCGTTCATCCGGTAGCGGAACGCGTGCCATTCGTTCATGCCCGCCTCCGGGTGCGGCCAGTCCAGCACCCAATAGGCGTGCTGGGACCAGTAGTCGCAGACCGCCAGGCCGCGGGCGATCTCCTGGAACCGCTCGCGCCGCTGCGCTTCATCGCCGCCTGGGTTGCCTTCGCTCAGGTTGCCGCCGACCAACTGCAACCCGGCGCTGTGCATCAGGTCGGCCAAGCGGATCGTGAACGCGCTCAACTGGCGACAGAATGCCAGATCAGCCACGGGCTGCGGCTCGTTCGGCGCTTCCCAGATGCGGATGTATGGGGCGCGGTCAAACGTTGGCTGGCAGAACCGGAACCATGCATCAGCACCCGCAGCGCCTTGGGCTACTAGCGCGTTGCTGTCGTTGTCTGGCATATACACGCGCCCAACGACGCGCAGCCCAGGCCAGCGGTTTTCCGCGGGCGGGTCAATGATCTTGATCCACGCCGCGGTCGTGGGCAGGTTGACGTGAGCTTGCAGGTGCAACGCGAGTTTGCTTGTCATTGTTCCATCGCCATTCCAGGACGCGGGCCGCGCGCGCCACGATCTGCTCCGGAGTTGCTGGTGTCGGCTTTCAATCTTGTCATAACGGTTTCTCCTCAAAGATACTCAAGGCTGGTGCGCCTTCGGGGGTAAAGTCCCTGCCGCGCACGTAGCGCCTCATTTGCGCTTCACTGGCTACTTCAAACGGGTAGTCCAGTTCGTCCCAGGGGGAGCGAAAGACAAAGTACTGTCCACCGCAGTCCTTGCATTTTGGCATGTACTCAGGCGTTTTGAAGTGCCAGATCGTGTAGCCAGCAGGACCGTGCTCAGTGCTGTGGATTACAGCTTCGTCAGCCATGTAGAGGGCGCTTTGGTCTACCCACTCGCCAATGATAGCCGCTGGATCAGCCGCCGCCGCTTGAGCCGCCCTAGTCTGCGGGTCGATCTGTAAGTGCTTCTCAAGCGCCAGGATCATACTGTCAAGCTGCTGTGCCGCCCTGGTGCCATCACTGTCTAGGGACACCATGACAGTCTTGCTAAGATTGAAACGCTGAACAAGTAGCTCAGATAGCCTAAGCAGGTTCATCTCGTCGTTGAAGGTGGAAGCCTCGAACTGCTCTTTCAGCTTCGCTAGGTAGATGTCTTTCCTGGTCTCATCCGGGTCCATACCAATTGGAAACTTTAGGTCCGACAAGCTAAGCAGTTCGGCTTCGCGGCCAGTCTCCCTGGCGTAGACCATGATACGTTTGCCACTACCAAACCCCTTAACGTTAGCCATGATCTCGTCAAGCGCCATCTCTTCCAATTGCTTGTCGATCACGGCGCGGTCTTTGGTTGTGAAGTACCCGCTTCTTAGAGCTATCTTGTATGTGCCGTCCTGTATTGGCATAGAATGTTCTTAGTCCTATCTTGACAAGTGAAAGTAAGTGTGATATAAGTATACCATAGGTACGTAAACGTGTCAATACTCAAGGAAGGACAAAAACATGGCAAATCCACCCGGCAGACCGCCGAAAGTTCCAAAGCAAGAGAAGATCAAGAACGCTCGCATCTTCGTCGCTCAACAGATCGTAGACAAGGGTGCGCCGCCCGCTGTTCGCAAGCTAGCGCTAGCCCTCGGTTATACTGATGGCTCCAGTGCCAGGACTTACGCTACCGTGCGAAACCTGGCTGACGATCCCACCGTCATCTACATCGAAACCGACTGGCAGAACTACATGTTCCCTGTCGAAATCTACGACGCAATGGTAGCCGCCGCAAAGCTGGTGCTGGAAA